TGGGGAGTGGTTCGCCTACCGGGACAGCGCCTTGGGCGGGGTCTACAACTACGTGTTGACCCGCCTCCAGCGAGGCCTGTTCGGTTCCGGGTTCGGCGCCCATGCCGCGGCCAGCCCGTTCCTGCGGGTGGACCCTCCCTCCGTGTTCCGCTTCCCCTTGCGCGAGGATCAGGTGGGGAAGACCCTCTACATCAAGTTCGCCTCCCGCAACGTCTACGGCGGGGGGCAACAGGCCCTTGCAGACGTGGACCCCTACACCTACGTCATCAAGGGCACGGCCCTAAACGCGCCCCCCTCGGACGTGGCCAACCTGACCGCCGCATACCAGGCGGCCCAGGCGGTCCTCCAGTGGGACCCCGTGGTGGACTACCGCGCCGTGGACTACGAGGTGCGGAAGGGGCCGACCTGGGGCAGCGCCCAGGTGCTCGGGCGCACCCCGGTGACCCGTTTCCCCGCCAACGGTTCCGGCACCTACTGGGTGGCGGCCCGCTATGGCACCACCTACTCCATCAACCCCGCCAGCCTGGTGCTCAGTGGCGCCCTGGTGCAGAACGTGGTCCAGACCTGGGACGAGCAAGCCACCGGTTGGGCGGGCACCTTCGGGGGTGGCGCGGCCAACGTGTCCAGCCTGGTGCAGCTGACTGGCGCCGGGACCATGATCAGCAGCCTGGCTTCCATCAGCGGGGTGACGTCCTTGGCCTTCATGGGTGTGGTGGCGGCGTCCGGCACCTATACCGTGCCGGGTGTGCATGAAGTGGACGTGACCACGGTCCAGCCCTGCACCGTCACCGCGAATTGGACCAGCTACACCGCCGACCCCTACAGCCAGATCAGCACGAAGCCCAGTATCGCGGCCATAGCGTCCATCGTGGGCAACGTGGCGGGCAAGGGTTCCGTGGGCCTGCAGATCGCCGTGAGCGATGGCGCCGGGGTCTATGGTGCCTGGCAGAACTTCATCCCTGGCACTTACAGCGGCCGCAAGTTCAAGATGCAGGCGGTCCTGACCAGCACGGACACCGGGCTGACCCAGGTTCTCAGCACCTTCACCTGGACCGTGGACGTGCCGGACCGGGCTGAACGGGGCACGGGCGTGTCCCTGGCCGCGGGCGGCACCGCCGTGTCCTTCACCCGGGCCTTCCAGCAGGTGCCCAACGTCCAGGTGACCATCACCAATGCCGTGGCAGGGGATGACATCTTCTTCACCGCCGGCCCCTCCACCTCCGGCTTCACCGTCCAGGTGAAGAACGCCGGAACGGGAGTGGCCCGCACCGTCAACTGGTTCGCCCAAGGATACTGACATGAGCATCGAGAACGGCACCGCCACCCTCACCGTGAAGATCGTGGAGCGCACCTGGAAAGTGGAGTGCTTCTGCGAATTCGGCACGGACTACACCCTCCTGGCCCACCGGGAGCGCCTGCACCTGCTCGATGACGGCACAATCCTGTCCCGAGACCGCAACCTGCCAAGCGTCCGCCGGTCCGTCCTCATGGTCCAGGGCAACGCCAAGGCCATGAGTATGCTGGCCGCCACGAAAGAACTCTGTGACGATTGGGCAGCCGAGGATGCTGCCGCGACCCCTCAACCCAGCTAGGAGAACCCCATGAGTCAAAACACCCTCAACATCCCGGACAGCAACGGCGCCACGTTCCTCACCAACCTGAACGCGGCACTCCAGGCGATGGCCACCAACCAGTCCGGTGGCACCGCGCCGTCCACCACCTACGCCTTCCAGTTATGGGTGGACACCTCCACCCTCAGCCCCATCCTGCGCATCAGGAACGCGGCGAACAGCGCCCACATCAGCACGGGCCTGCGGATGGACGCCCCCAACCTGGGCCTCCAAGATCCCTTCGGCTGGGACCCTGGCACCACCAGCGGCCTCAACTACGGCTACAAGACCGGCGTGGTGCTGAACTCCAGCCAGGTCCCCGCCATCATCGCCGCGGGCACCGTGGCCCTGACCGCCTCGCAGACCAACTACGTGGAGCGCACCACGGACGGCACCGTCAGCGCGAACACCACCGGCTGGACCGCGGGCCGCTGCCCCATGGCCGTGGTCACCACCGGGGTCAGCACCGTCACCGCCGTGGTGGATTGGCGTGTGTCCTCCGTGCCCGCCTCCGCGGAGGTCATCCACCGGGAGGTGGTGGCCTACTATGAGAGCGTCATCGCCACCACGGACAAGCAGCCGGTCCTGCGGATGCCCGTGCCCCGCACCCTGCAGCGGATCGACTACTACAAGGACAACGCGGTGGCCAACGTGGGCACCACCACCATCGTCCTCTACAAGAACGGCGTGGCGGCCTACACCTGGACCATCAGCGCAGCCCTGGCGAACCAGGCCATGACGAACATCACCACCACCCCCATCAGCTTCGCGGCTGGTGACGTGCTGTCCTGGGGGGTGACCGGCATCGGTTCCACCCCGCCCTCGAACCTCTCCATCGTGTGCGACTTCGCGGAAGCGAACAGGTAGGGGGCGGACATGGCACTGAACACCACCAAGCCCACCGCGAACACCGTGTCCATGCAGGTTCCGGCTTCTGTGGTGAATGCGGGCAACGCCTACGATGGGGCCGTCAACGACACCACCACGTCCGCCGGGGTGTACGGGAATGGCAACGCCTCCCATGACACTCAGAAGGAGGCAGACCTCACGGTTCACACCTTCACCGCCATGCCGGTGCAGGCCTACACCGCCAAGACCTTGAATATCAATGCCGCCGTTTCCCTGGTGAACGATCCATCCGGCCTGGGCGGGGACGTGTCCATCGAATATAGCCTGAACGGCGGGGCCTCCTGGTCCTACTTCCCGGGCTGGGTTAGCGTCACCGGGGTTCAAGGCGTGGCCCTCACCTCTGTCAGCCTTTCCCCAACCCAGGACGAGACCCTGGTGCAGGTGAGGATGAGCGCCATCGGCTGGGGGAACTCCGCCCTCGCGGATTTTTCGCAATACTGGGGCGAACTCTATGACGTCTGGATCGAAGGGCTGTATGGCGGAGTTGCCGGATCCGGGAAGAAAGCCGCGGCGGCCATCAACTGCTGACCCGCCCCCTGGAGGGCACCATGCAACAGATCACGAAAGCACCGAGGGCACACATGGGCGCAGAGTTTGAAACCTACGCGATGCGGGGACTGGTGGCTGTCCTGGGGGCGGCCCTCGCCGCCTTCATCTGGCGGGAGGTCACCGCCAAGGACAAACTGTGGAAGGTGGTCAACCAGAACCGGCTGGACCATGAGGCCGCGTTGAAGGAGGCCCGCGAGGGGTTCACCCGCGCCCTGGAGCGCGTCACCACCCAGTTCCGCCAGTCCATCGACTCCCTGAACACGGCCATCGCCACCCTCAGCACCACCGTGGCCAAGCTGGACACCACGATGGCCCGGGAGTATGCGACCAAGGATGACCTGCGGGACACCAGGAACGAGCTCCGCACGGAAATCCAGTGCCACGCGGACAACTGCCCGCTGAAATTCGGAGGTGGCCGGTGAACCTCACGCCACACATCAGCCTGGAGTCCATGACCACCAGCGGCCGGCACCCGGAGATCGACAACACCCCGCCCGATTCCCTGGCCGCCAACATCCTGCGCACGGCCGAAAAGGTAGAGGAGGCCTTCGCTATCCTGTCCACCGCCACGGGCCGTGTGGTCCTGCCCGGCATCAGCTACGGCTACCGATGTCCGGCCCTGAACAAGGCGGTGGGCAGCGTGAGTACGACCAGCGCCCACCTGGAGGGCAGCGCCGCGGACATGGTGGTGCCTCCCGGCATCACCCCCCAGGAGTTCTGGGACGCCCTGCGCCAGCACCCCACCTTCATGCAGGAGGTGGACCAGTTGATCATCGAGCGCGGCTGCGTCCACCTGGGCCTCCCCGTGTCCGCCCATGCCTACGTGGCTCGCCATGAGCTGCTCACGGAGGACAACGGGCCGCACGGCCTGCACTACCCGCTGTTCGCCATCTGGACCCCGCCCGCGGAGGCCGCCCATGCGTAGAGTCCTTGCATTCCTCCTCTGCCTGCCCGCCCTGGCCATGACCCCGGACCGCCGCACCTACGTGGAGCACAAGACCGTGCACGCGCTGGTGGGCCTGGGGGTGGCGGAGTTTGGCCGCCGTCAGGGCTACCCCAAGACCGGCATCGCCGTGGCCTGGGGGCTGGGCGTGGCCAAGGAACTCTATGACCGCAAGCACGGCGGCCGCTTCCGCGCCGGGGACGTGGCCTGGACCGGGGCGCCTGCCACCGTGTCCATCAGTGTGAGGTGGTGATCATGGACCAGCTCCGCGCCCTGATCGAAACGCTACGCCCGCGCCTAGGCCTGGGCCGGGCCTTCAACAGCCTGGACCCCAGCCTCGAGGTGAACCTGGCGGCCTATGCCGTGGGCCTCCTGGCCGCCATCGGCTGGCTGACCTGGTGGTTCTACACCGGCCCGCGGGACGGCAACCTGGTGCTGGCCTTCAGCGCCTTCCTCACCGCCATCACCGGCGGCCTCTTCAAGAAGGGATCCAATGCAGCGCAGACCACGAGCGCGGGAGCGCCGGATAAGGACGGTGGAGCATGAGCGATGCAACGAAAGGCCTGATCGCCTGGGCCGTCGTCCTGGCCTCAGGCATCGCCGCGGGGCTGGGGATCGGCTGGAAACTCTGGAGCCCGAAGGCGCCAGTGGTGGAGACCTACGCCCCCGAGGTGAAGCAGCCGGACGGCAGCGTGATCCTCGAGCGCAAGCCCATGACGCCGACGGAGGCCAACAAAGTGGTGCACCTGCCCCAACTTCCGAAGGGCGCCAAGGTGGAGCGCGAAGTGGAGGTGGTGGTGCAGCCGGACCAGCCCGCCGGGCCTGTTTCGCCGCGCCCTTCCGGGTCCGATGTTTCCGCTGAACCTGCCCGCCCGCCCTGCCCGCCCGTCCGCATCGACCTGGCCCTGGTGAAGATGCCGGACGACAGCCGGCGCGTGATCGCCTCGAGCCCGGACGGCAAGGTGGTGGGCGGTGTGGACATCCCCACCCTGCCCGATGCCCCGGCGCCACGGGTGACCAAGTGGGCGGCCGGCGGAGTCTACGGCGTGGCCTCCGGAGGCGGCCGAAGCATGGGAGCCTTCATCCACCGCGACCTGGCCTTCATCCGTGCCGGCGCCGAAGTGACCCACGACACCTTCACCAACCTGCCCGGCCAGTGGAGCGCCCGGGCCATGATCGGGGTCCGGTTCTAACCCTTGCGTTACCCCCGCGGGCCGCTATCCTGGGACCGCGGAGTAGTTCAGCGGTAGAACGCTGGTTTCATACGCCAGAGGCCGCCGGTTCAAGTCCGGCCTCCGCACCCAACACGGGCCGCCTGGTCTGAACCCCAGGGGGATCAACGCGAGGATGAACCCCTCGACGGTCCCGCGAAACGAAGCCCCGGCCATCCGGGGCTTTCGCTTGCCCCTTGCGCTGGACCGCGCCCCGGTTATGCTGGGGACTGCATGACTCCAGTGTGGGGACGAGTGTGGGGACGCCCGGGGAAACCCGGGCGTTTTGCTTTTCACCAGGAGACCAAGAGGCGGCTGTAATTTGCGCCAGAAGTGGGTGCTGCAGATCCGGGAGGATGTCATGGGCCCGGATGGAGTGGTGACGCGGCGCCGGCGGATCTGGCCCAACTGGGAACAACTTTCCCACTTGCGGCGGGAACGATGTTCCCCAAACTGGAGGTGGGGACGATCCCCACCTGGAGGCCGATGCCATGAAGAAAACCAAACCCATCACCCTGCCGGAGCTGGTCCGCCTGCTCGGGCAGAACGAGGTGGCCACAGCTGTGGGCTGTGACCGCACCCTGCCAAAGAAGTGGGAGCGCGGGCAGCGCCCTGGATGGCGCAATGCGGAGAAGCTGGTGGACCTTGCCAAGGCCCGCGGCTACTTGCTGACCATCCTGGGAGGTGCCCGATGACGCCCGAAGTGCAAGCCCTCAGCGCCGGGCTGGACATGGTGCACGCCGCCATGACCACCGCCCCCATCCGCCCCATCCTCACGGAGGAGGAGCGCCGCAGACTCTGGCTGGAGGACCGCAAGACGGCCATCACTGGCACGGACGTGGCCGCCATCCTCGGCCTGTCCCGCTTCAGCAGCCCCATCCAGGTCTACTTGGACAAGAAGGGGCTGTCTGAGACCACGGAGAACGAGGCCATGCGCTGGGGACGGCGCCTGGAGCGCCCCATCCTGGAGGCCTACGCGGACACCCAGGGTGTGGGCATCACCTTCGCTGACCCATACACCCTGCGCCGTGTCCCCGGCTTCACCCTGCTGGGCGCCAGCCTGGACGCCATCCGCGAGGACGGCGCGCCGGTGGACGCGAAGAACACCCGCATGAGGACCGGCGACTGGGGCGAGTCCGGCACGGACATCATCCCGGTCTACTACGCCACCCAGCTGACCGTGCAGATGATGGTCACCGATGCACCCTTCGCGGATCTGGCCGTGCTGTTCAGCGGTCAGGAGTTCGCCACCTTCCGCCTCTACCGGGACCTGGAGAACGAGGCCATCATCCGGGAGCGCGTGGCCGTGTGGTGGGAGCGCCACATCGTCCAGGACGTCCCCCCGGACCCTGACGGCAGCGAGAGCTCCAGCCGCTACCTGGCCGGCCGCTACAGCCGGGCCTCGGGCCTGGTGAAGGCCGCCACGCCGGAGGTGATGGAACTGGCCCAGCGCCGCAACGAACTGGACGCCTCCATCAAGTCCCTGGAGGCCCAGAAGAAGGAGGCGGAGAACCGGATCCGCGCCTACATGGGGGAGGCCATGGCCATCCCCGGACTCTGCACCTGGAAAAACAACAAGGACAGTGAGGTGACCGATTGGGAGGCGCTGGCAAAGGCTTGCAACCGCCCCGATCTGATCCCACAGTTCACCACCACCAAGCCCGGCGCCCGTGTGCTCCGGTTCACCGCCCGATAGGGCAGAAAGAGGCCGCCCCTCTATGAACGCAGAACTGAAAACCTACAGCCCGCAGGCCCTAGCCACCCAGGCGCCCGCCGAGACCGCCACCGCTGCCCTGGCCAGCCAGGCCAAGGCCATGGTGGAGGCCCGCTACCTGGTGGCCATCAACCGGCCCCGGGACGTGGACACCGTGCGCCAGTCCCTCCTGAAGGAGTGCCGCCGCCCCGGCTTCGCTGACGCCGCCATCTACAACAAGCCCATCGGCAAGGGCGTGGAGGGCCCCAGCATCCGCTTCGCTGAGGCCGCCATCCGCTGCATGACCAACATCCTGCCAGAGACCATGACCGTGTTCGATGACACGGAGAAGCGCATCGTGCGCGTCAGCGTGACGGACCTGGAGGCCAACGTCACCTACAGCCAGGACGTGACCATCACCAAGACGGTGGAGCGCCGGAGCCTGAAGAAGGGGGAGACCCCGCTGAAGACCCGCGTGAACTCCTTTGGTGACCAGCTGTTCATCCTGGAGGCCACGGACGATGACATCCTCAACAAGCAGAACGCCCTGATCAGCAAGGCGCTGCGCACCCTGGGCCTGCGCCTGATCCCCGGGGACATCGTGGACGAGTGCATGGCCCTGTGCCGGCGCGTCCGCCAGGATGAAGCCGCGAAGGACCCTGATGCCGCCAAGCGCGCCATCTTTGACGCTTTCGCAACCCAGGGCGTCACCGCCGCCCAGATCAAGGAGTGGCTGGGGCACACCGGGGACGTGCTGAACCCGAAGGAATACGCGGACCTCAAGGGCCTCTACGCGGCCCTGCGGGACGGCGAGACCAGTTGGCGGGAGGTCATGGACGCCCGGCAGCC